GTTGTAGCCAATCAAATCAGTACCATCTTTATCTTGCTGACGACCGACGATGTAGATATTCTGAGCGGAATAGTAGATACCTGTACCACCAGATACGATAGCTTTCGGGAACATACCTTGTTCCATGTAAATATGATTCACCACAATCATCGGAATATCTTTCAGAGTCAGATGTGGTGTAACCATACGGAAGAACGACTTGAGTTGCTTGGCACGAGTCATATCACCGACCGACTTACCATCAAGCGCATCTTCGACTTCTTTCTTAGAAGCAAGATTACCGATAGAGTCAACGACGATGATAACTTTATCACCACGCTTCAATTCATTCATCTGTTGCATGACGTCAAACTTAATCTGTTCGATATCAGTAATAGGAGTATGCATCACGCGCGAAGTATCAATACCGAACGAATCAAAGTACGATTGCGGAGTACCAAACTCAGAGTCATAGAACAGCAACGCAGCATCAGGATATTTGTCCATGTAGGACTTTGCCATCAGCAAGGTGAATGCAGTTTTGAAGTGCTTAGATGGGCCAGCCCAAACGGTCAGACCAGGAGTCATGCCACCATCAAGGCGACCAGACAACGCGACGTTGATTGCTGGGATTTTGGTTGGAATCATATCCTTCTTAGAAAACAGAACAGAATCTGCTAGGATATTAGTTTCTTTAATAGTTGAATTTTTCTTTAGTTTTTCAAGCAATGCGGACATAGTAAACCTCTCATAGATATAGTCATATTATACGCTATTACAGCGCATTAGTAAAATTATTGAAGCGTTAATAGCTTCTTTTTGAACTCATCAATTTTGGCAACACGGTTTGGCCACAAGATGTATTCGTTTTCTGGGTTCTTAGCCAGATTGTTAAGCAGTGGCATGACTGCGTTAATCACTGCTGTTGTCTTTGCTTTTTGTTCAGCAAGCTGGGCTTGAAGTTGCTCAACCTCTGTTCCTAGCTTTTCATTAGGAATCTCATCCGCAGCTACGGTAGAAAAACCAAAGTCAAAGTCAAAATCGAATTGATTCGTACTCATGAGAAGAAATCCTCTAGGGTTGCTATTTGCTCAGTTTTCATACCTGCAGCAGAAGCAATGGTTGTTATGGGAGTAAGGAAGCCGACATCTATGTGGTCTTCGCGATTAATATACTTTTCGAGCCTAAACTCTGGCGGTAGATATCCAGCTGGGAATGCGATAACTTCACATTGTGCTGGGTTAGGAACAACCAAGGAAACGAACTTAATCTTGTCACCATCGGAGATCCTTGGGTATTTATTAGTCAGATTAAGTTTGCGCAGGAAATCGTTATATTGTAGCGCACCCTTGACATGCATCGGAACACCCTTGTCGCCCAACTTGTACTTCGACATTTCTTTTACAGAACTGTTGCGCGCGATGTCAGCTGGATTAGCTTCATTAAACTTATCACGGAACGATTCGATGTAATCAAACAAAGCAGATTGGTCGCCTTTCAGGATTATCTTGGCTGCTTCTTCGATAGCACCACGACAGATAGTAGGAGTTGATGAGCGAACAGCTTCGATGCCTGTCATCTTAAACTTGGCTTCTTTGAACGCAACACCCTCGTTGTTCCATACTGACATGATGTAACGCTTCGCGCCAGTCCAGATCGCAGACTCAGCAATCGCTTCTCGTTTCATAGCCATGGCTTGTTCGAATGCATTCATTTCTGTGGCAAGTTCGCCATAGAACTTATCGATGTATGGCTGAATCTTTCCTTCGCAGACTTGGTCTAGGAAGTCAACTTTCTCAGCGGTGGTCTTATCAGGTACGAACTTGTTTACCAGATCTTCCATCTCGATATACAACGAGTCAGTATCTGAAGCAATAACGTAGTCTTTGTCAGTTCCGAGCAGTTTGCGCAGATATTCGTTCATGCGATTCATCGCCCACTGGATGGAAACCTGACCTGACAGAGTAATCGCTTCGGCGAGGTCATCTGAATAGAAGCGGAAGTATTGATTCGACAACGCACCATAAGCTGAGTTAAGTGAGATCTTCTTAGCCATCTGCATATTGTTATATTGGACGATCTTACGTTCTAGTTCCTGATTGCCTTTGTCGTTCTGTAGTTGCTTCTGACATTCAATCATCATCTTCTTGAATCGTTTGCGATCCTCGTAGTATTTCTTCATGAGCGCAGGTAGGAAACCCTGCTTGTCACGCGAGAATACTGCACCATTACCAGCGATGGTTTGGTTTTTAGATTTAGCTATGCTGATTGAATCTTGCCAATGCTCGGTGTTCTTTAGAACTGAGTCTGGTCTGATTCCCATTAGCGTTTCGACGAAGCACTCAGGCGAGATGTTATACTGCATGATTAGATGCGGATACAGACTATTCAAGTCAAACGAAACAACCCAGTTGTAGCGACCGACTTCAGGATGCTTAACGAAAGCACCAGCGATCTGCGCATCTTTGCGACTATCTCTCTGCATCGGAATCACGACACCTTGGTCGCGCAGATAGTTGTGAATGATGACATCCCATAGCAACACAGAAGTCATCGCATCGCCGTAGTTGACCTTGGCATCGTACGCAATAGCACAAGCCTGTTCGATAAACTTCATCTTCTGCTCGAGTTTGACAACGAGCGAAACGTCTTTGACGTTGTACTCCATGTACAACTGATGATTGCGCTGATACAGATCGTCTAGGTTTGTATAACCTAGTTCGCGATAGTCAACTTTCTTCTCACCGAGTTCTACCTGAGAAATATAGTCAAGTGAATACTGTTCTTGTTTGATGTAGGTGAACTTCTGATACAGCTGAATGTAGTCAAGAACTGGAAGTCCGACCAGCTCAACGATGTTCTGTTCGCGTCCCATCTTGTCGTAATATGTACGGAACTCCGTCATATTCCAAGGCGACATCTTCTTGGCTTCTTCCTCGTTAATCTCATTAGCAATACGCTGATACAGATAAGGAATATCGAAGCCATCTACGTTCCAGCCAGTCACGATATCCGCATCAAGCTCACGCCACTTGCGAATAAACTTCATCAGCATTTCTTTTTCTGAAGTGCACTCAACGTACACGATGTCTTCGTTGTGCGGGATGAATCCTTTGAGTGCCCAAGCATAGTAAGTGATGCCATCGCTGATAGTGATAGCAGTTACAGCTTTGTCAGCTGTCTTTAGATTAGGGAAGCCACCGCGCGAATCAGTTTCGATATCGAGATAAGTTATGCGAAGTGCTTTTACATCAAAGTCTATTTCGCCTGGATACTCATCGTTGATGTAAACATATGGCCAACGGTTCATGCCATAGTATTCAAACGAAGAGATATCCTTATACTGTTTGACAAAGTCACGTGCTTCGCCGATAGAGTCAAACTGAATCTTATCAACTTGCTTGCCGTCTAGCGTTTTGTACTGACTGGGTTGCTTGGTAGGAACGAACAGATAAGGTTTGTATGCGATGCGACGCTGGACTCGTTTACCATTTTCATAGCCACGAACCAGCAGATCGTTTCTTCGTTGTTCAACAGACGTGTAGAACTTCATCAATACTTCTGCCCTTCGAACCACTTGGTCGGGCGATCGTCTAGGTGAGCGAGTTCTGGGTTTTGTTCAATTAGATTCAAGAGTTGTTCCATCATCATTAGATTACATACAGCGTGACCGATGTGTCGTGCTTTCGATTCATGGTCGATATCGTCGCCCATCTCAATCGCAGCAAGATGCCGTTTGACACAGCCGATGTATTGACTCATCGGTCCACCCTTCGCCCAGTTCCATGGCGCATACTTGTTAGCACCATAAGCAAAAACATCGGCGGTTGATTTAAGAAGATGGGTTGGTACTAGGTCGTACCGAGTTTTATTTGCATTGTAGCGAGCGCATGTGCCAAATTCCTCTGACTCAAGGTCGCCCTGTGCTGGCTTTTCTTTCTTACTCATAATCTCTCCAAAGTTGGAGTGGGCATTGCACCCACTCCAATATCATACTATAAAATCGCGAATTAGTAAAATTATTTACCGATTGATGTCAACCAAGCAACAACTTTTTGTAGCCATGTTGGTTGTTTATCTTCAGCCCAGACAAAAGATGCTGGTTCTGGTTGTTTTGCGTTTTCGCGGAAGAAAGGCAGTTCAGGTTGTACTGCTTCTGGCTTTGCTTTTTCAGCAGTTTTAGCAGAAGCAAGATTACCGTCTAGTTTGTCTTTCTTATCGCCCTTGGCAGCAATTGCCTGAACGCGAGATTTCTTAGAAGGATAGTATCTCTTCTTTTTCTTCTTTGGAGTAATAGCATCTGCAACAATTTTTGCTGCTTGTGCTTTATTCGTTGGTTTCTTTTCCATTATTATCACCTTGTACAATTGTAATTAAATCGGGATCAAAATAGTTTTGTCCTTTTAGGATTTTACCATCCTCCCTGTATATTGGCTTCCCGTCCAATCCTAGCTTAGACATGTTAGAACGATGCACCTCGTTAAAACATTTATCTAAGTCAATACCAAATGCGTGACCTGCACCATACACCACGTATAGCAAATCGGTCAGCGCATCAGCAACTTCGACAATATCCTTGTCACGAATTGCTTCCTTCAATTCGCCCAGTTCCTCTGCAATCAATTCAACTCTCAGTTTGCAGATATCTTTCGATGGGAACTCAGCTTTGTACTTAACTTCTTGACCGAAGGTATGCATAAACACACCAACATCTTCAAAGTTACTCAGCTGTTCTTTTCTTCCATTATAAAATTTGTCAGTCATATTAAAACTTCTTCCCAATTTTGTATTTGCTAATCAATTCCCACTCATGCTTTTCTTTGTAAGGAATCACCTTAATGAATTTCATCGGAGCTTGGTTTTCTTCGCTCATCTTAGGATTCACTAATTCAATTAAACCCCAATCAGCCAACAAGTTCGCAATAGTATTTCTACGCGCAAGATCTTCGTCATCTAGTGATGATGGCTTTCCGTCTAATGCGAAAAGTTCTTTGAAGTGCACGATGTAATACTTACCACGTTTATGTAGTATATGGCATGACTGATATAAGGTTTTGTTTTTCTCTGAAGCAACACCTACTCTAGTTAATGTTTCCTTAACTTTTAGAAAATCATCTTCCTGATGTAGCTTCACTTCGACAAACGTATCTAATGAAGTCATTTTGTATTTCCACCTTTTTGTAGTTTTTGTAATATAAGGTCAACTTGCTCGGTGGTTAATACTGTAGAGATATCTTTTGCTTTCTGAACACTGCAACCATAATATTCTGCGAGTTGCATGACAATTTCATCCTTACTAGCTTTAGCCCACTTCGAAAATCTTTTACTCTTCCGCACACTATTTAGTAAATACTCATACTGAAGCAGACCACCCAGCTCTGGGCGCATGTTCATATCATTTGCGTACATGATGGTGTCAGGAAAGTAGGAAAGACCTCGGTTGGTTAGGAATGCGTTATATTGCTTCTCAGCTAGTTCTGGGTTCTCGGTGTCACGAATCAGGTTCTTCTTAGTATAGGTGATGCTGTTGGTGTAATCGAATGGATTTGACATGTTACACCCACTCGGCTTCGACCATAACTTCAGTTAGGAATGCGACCGTATTGATTTCTTGGTCGGCAACGAACGCTGACTGATACTGATAGCGACCTAGCAACAGAACCAGTTGCGGGATGCTGTTTGGCTTCATATAGGTTGAAGCCATGTCATAGAACTTGCGAAAGAACGCAGTTGGCTCGGTGTCTAGATTTTCGGAAACCCACTTGCGCATATCATTGAACCGCTTGTTCTTCAGCAAGTCAACAAGACCCTTGAAGTTTTCTTCGCCGAGATTAGCGAGGATACCGCTGTCGATTTTACCTGTAGCACTATAACGCTGAAGCTCATTTAGAACTCGACGCCAGTCTGGGAAGTGCTTGGTTACGACTTCGGCAACAACAGCCTTGTCAAACTCGACTCCTTCTTGCTCTAGGATACCACAAGCACGCTTATGGAACTGAGCTGCCAGTTTCGGCTTCTGGCTAGATGGGATTTTGAATTCAATTACTGAACAACGCGAATGTAGCGGTTCAATGATACGATTCTTGAAGTTACAGGTCAGAATGAATCCGCAGTTCTTAGAGAACTCTTCCATGAAGTTGCGAAGAGCTGGCTGAGTTGACTGCGCATTTAGATAGTCTGCCTCATCGAGGATAACCATCTTGCGAGTACCTGTAAACGAAATAGTAGAAGCGAAGTTCTTAATCTCGGTGCGTAGAGTATCGATACCACCGTTCATAGAACCATTGATTTCGATATAGTCAAGTCCGAGTTCTTCACACATCGCGCGAGCGACGGTGGTTTTACCAGTTCCTTGCGAACCAGTCAGCAACAGGTTAGGGATGCTACCCTGTTTTACAAATTCTGAGAAAGTCGACTTCAGACTTTCTGGCAGAATGCAATCTTCAATCTTGTGTGGGCGATACTTCTCGACCCAAAGAAAGTCGTCTTTCATCATAATATAATTCCTTCATCATATAATCCTCTTGTATGGTTTTTCATGAATCCATACAGTGGCAATCCATTTAATTTCTCCATCAGTCGGTGGTTCACCAACGTGGAGTGTTTTCATATTTGTTTCTTCGTCTTTGTAATCATATCTAAAGTATGATGCTCTGCCACAAACAGGCTTTACTGAATAGTTTAATTTCGGAAAGGAAGTTAAACCGCCAGACGAAACATCATTTAAGTAAATGATTACAGTCGCAACTCGAATGTTGGTGGATAGAGTGTTGAAGTCTACATGTTTCTTGTATTCTTCACCCGATTCATATTTAATGATAGAGATCGGTTCGCAATACTCTAAACCAACATTTGCTACTTTGGTAACAGCTTCAAGTAAGGACACAGTAGCATGGCTATGCGTATGCGATAACCATGTACTCTTGCTTGTACGATATCCAGATTCACCGCCCGATATCTTAGAAGGCTCCAACAATGGAGTTGCTTCATTTATGATATCTTGACAAACTTCCTTAGTCAGGAAGTTGTCAATTACTTTGATGAGTGGGCGATCGTTTAGAATCATTGACCGTATTTTGAGCTGCTTTCTGTTGCGATGAAGTATTCAAGTCCAGCCTTTTCGTTGGCGAACTTACCCATACCTTTCGAAGAGATGGATACTTTATAGTCACCGCTGATTAGCTTCAAGTTCTCAGACTTGAATACCATACGGAACTTTGCTTCGTTGGTAACTGCAACATCAACGTGATATTCGTTAGAAGTATCGTTCTTGACGTTGGTAGCAACCAGCTTGGTCTGGGTTGAACCATCAGAAACAACAGCGATTTCTGGAGCCTGAAGGACGCTCGCAGCTTTCAACACTTCGCTGATGTTAGAGGCAGACGCATCAAACACAACTTCTTCGGTAGGAAGTTGTAGCTTCTTCTCAGGAGCAGCAAGAATCATGCTTGGCTCGGCGAACCAATACTTGATGCTACGCTTACCGCTAGAGATGGTGACGAACTTGTCAGTAAAGTCAAAGTCAGGATCTTCGAACAAGCTGACAGCACCAAGGAACTGACCGAGGTCATAGATCGCGAAGCTGGTCGGGAAGTTTTCAGAAACGACAGCAGAAGCTAGAATATTTTTCTGCGGTGAGATAGTCGACAGTGTTGAACCTGCACGAACTAGGATGTTTCCATTGATAGAAGAAAAGTTCTTCAGAATGGAAAGGGTTTGGCTTGAGATCTTCATAATATTATCCTTGTTTGGTCAATTGTTCGTAAACTTCTACGAATGTCTCATTTGTTGCTACTTCGTCATTGAAGTTTTGTTTATGATAGGTCTTGGCAATTTTGCGCAAGACCTTCTTATCAATGTTAAAGTTTTTACTTGCTTCATTAATGGCTTCGTTGATGGCAGATCGCTCTGCCTCAACCATAGTCATCATATTGGAAACGTCATCAAGAACTTTCTTGAGTTTTACACGGTCAGCTTCAATCATTATATTATACTCTAAAGTTGTTTGTTAGTAAAATTACTTCTTCTTCTTTTCTGCTTGTTTTTGCTTGTTAATTAAACCAGTATCCGCAGTTGCAGAAGCACCGATAGAAGCAAGAGCAGACAGCGAACCACCAAAGGTGTAAGTACCAGTGTGTTGTAGTTCCATCCACGGACATAGCCAGATTGTTCCGCCCATCTTGATTACATTCTGACAGAACATGTAGTCTTCCGACAAATAACGCTTCGTCGCAGGATCGATGATGCAGTCGAAGTAAGCATGGATTTCACGAGTACCATCAAACGCAGCAGTGCGAACGTGGTCTGGTTTGTAGCTGTATTGCGGATAAGCAGCTTTGTATTCATCGAACACTTTGCGCTTAATCATCATGAAGCCAGTTCCGATTTCAAGAACCTTTGCTGGTTCATTTAGTTTGATTTCAGTTTGGCCAGCATCAACGATTGGATTGAACACAAAGTCACCAACGTACTTTTCAAGTTCGTTAGGATTCTCGTCGCCTACACCTTTGTTGACAGCTTGTACGATCTTTTCCCAAGAGATACATTTCTTAGGATATGGACCACCGATGATATCATACGGAGATTCATCATCCTGCAATGCAAGCAACGACAGAACGTCGTTAGGGTTGAATCCGATATCCGAGTCGATAAACATCATGTGAGTTGAATCAGAACGTAAGAACTCATCAACGCAATAGTTACGAGCGCGAGTAATCAGCGATTCATTGAACAGATAGTAAACGCGCATCTCGATACCATACTTGACGCACATAGCAGTCAAGTCAGCAACAGAACGACAGTAAGTACCGTGGCATTGTCCGCCGTACATAGGTGTTGCGACAAACAGTTTACGCTTGCGCAATTCTTCAATTTCTACTTTAATCTCCATTATACAATGATTCCTTGTTTTGGTGTGATGATTTTACCAGTCAATTCTTTGTAGTGATTGACTAGTGGTTCTTGTGGGTCAAGAATGCATAGGATGGAAGATTTCTCGAAATATACTTTTTCAGTGATAGCATACGGCGAGAACTTCATCAAGACCAACCCTTTATCTGGGTGCATGGCAAGCGAGTATGGATTATGTGCTACTTGAACATCAGTCATTTCAAGTTCGCAAATAATATCTTCGCCTGTAATTAGTTTTACTAGTTTGACTTCCATCACGGCACCGATGATACGATGCTCTTGCGAGGTTTGGTGACCTTAGCAGTAGCATTCTCAAAATCGTCAATCAATGATTCGACTGGCGTGACAATAAACATAATATGCTTCTTATCGATGGTAACAAACTTAGCAGCAGATGTGTACTGCATGTAAGGGATGAACACTAGACGACCAT